ATGTTCCTTTTTAATCTGTAACAAAGAGGCCACCGAGCAATCCCCGGCGGCCCCCGTTGTTACGGCTTCTGAATCGTCTTCGATGTCGCCAACGCGCACAGCGCATTCGCTGCGTTACACGCGGCTTGTGAATACTTCAAGGCATCGTCGGCTTTTTCGGCCTCTGCCGCTTTCGCAATCAAAATAAGCACTTCTTGTTCCTTCATTGGGTTCTAACTCCAACTTTTATGCCGGGTTTAACAAAAGCACTAGGTTCCGGCTTGCCTAGAGTCTCTCGCGCCAATCGGATAATGTCGTCGCGGGTCATAACTTCCTCCTCTCCCAGTGCATAGCGATGAATGTTCTTCACGAGTTCTGCCACTCCACCTTGTAGATGTTTCCCTCAAGATCAAAGTCGATGCGGACATTGCACTTCTGATGGTACGGCCCATAAGAAATCAGTCGTGCATCGTCAGGTGTAGCACGGTAATACCTACTCACGCTCACCTTGTGATGGTCTTCTGGCGGAAGACTGACCCGATAAAGAGGCTCTGGTGTTTCGGCTTTCTTCATATCCGCCTCAGATCTTCCTCAGTATCCAATCATCGATCACTCGTCCCACCACCCGGTACTGCAACTCCCTCATCAGGAATCGCACTGCCGCATGTTTGCCTTGTTCAGGAACAACGTATCGATCCTTCTGCTCAACGATCACCACCGGATCATTGTTCTTGAAGGTATCGAATCCACCCTTCACCACCTCCAGTTCAAACCCCTCGACATCAATCTTCACAAAGTCCACATCGGTCAATTGGAAATGATCAAGGGGTAGCATGGGGATGTCGCCTGTAGCGCCACGCGCCACATGGGTCGAGCCGGTGTTGTCAGGTTCGATCACCATCTTCACGGAACCTTCCTTCTCTCCAAGCGCATATCGATGAATGGCCTTCACCTTCGGCGCGTTCTGTGCGAGTAACTGCGCGAACTCCTCGCAGGGTTCGAACGCAATGACGGTATCGAACTTCTCAGTAAGACCCCTCGCCCAGAGTCCAACATGCGCTCCGATATCCACGGCTGTACGGAACTTCGTGCAATGTTTAACCGACTCGCGCTGGTGAGCAGGCTGGTATGTGCCTGCATTGATGGCTTCGAAGTACTGCCCGATATGGTTCTCTTCATCGGGCAACCACCAACCTTGGACTTGTTTCATTTGAGCATCTCCGACTTGCGGCTTCCTTTGTAGTGGATGATCTTCGGGTTCCGTCCAGAGAGTTCTTCTGGAAGACAAGCGTAGTCCGATTCAGGCAGTACGCCGTAGTCACCCTTCTCTGCGGCTTGCACCCAGATCCTCATGCATTCTTGATCGCCGTACCATTTGCGGTACTTGGGGTCGATGTAATCCATGATGAATAAAAGATCTGCCCAGAAAAGATAGTCCTTGGTCACCGTCGCGCAGGCGAGGTACGGATAGACCTGATGGATCAACTTCCCTTGATGCTCTGAGAAGTCGAGTCCCTTCATCTGCGTGTTGAAGTAGAGATCGCGACTGAAAGATCTTTCGCAGAGCAGAACCCTTTGCTCACCCAACAATCGCTTCGGATCTATGGATGCATTGACGATCATGTCATCGTCCAAGTACATGGCCGGTTTGGTTAAATGCAGTTCGGCATAGATCTGGAGGCGATACTCCATCCAGTTGTCGGTGTCGAGCGTGAGTTCGAATCGGCGGGTGCCTTCGATCTCAGGCGTGTGCCGATCCGTACACATGATGATCTCTGCGTTGGGATTCGATGCACGGAGCGAAGCCACGAACTTCTTGGTATAGACGAGTTCCTCTTCAGTTCCTGTCCGAAAGAACACGAACGTCGAGACAGGACTCTCGCCAGAGAGGTACGCTTTAATGTCCTCCGTTAAGGCTTCGATCTGCGGAGTCCAAGGGGCTATGGCGCTGTCCTTTGGGTAGGTGCTGACAGACGGATACCAGAGGTTCTGGTTCCCCACACAACTGTTCCAGTACCAGAGTTTGTTGGAATCCAAGAGAAAGGTCTTGACTCCAATGGCACCGGCAAGATGACCGGTCGCGTTGCTGACGGTGACCACCGCATCGCAAGCGTTGATGAGCGCCGCGAGTCCATCCAAGTCTTGGGTGTTATCGATATCCAGAACCTGTTCGATCTGGATGCCGTGGGTCTTTTCGAGTTCATAGGCTTCTGCGTAGTGGTCCCCGTATTGGAGACTGACGAAACGGGTGTTCGGGATCTGCAAGAAGGGCAGGAAGTCCGTCAGGGCAGCAGACTTGTGGTTGCCAATTCTGGGCGCTCCTGAGGCCCAAGAGAGGCCGACCAACTTCTCACCCGGCTTGAGGTTGAAGTCCGCCCTAATGACGCTAGAGCGGCTGTAATCGGGTATCAGATAGGGGTCCGCCCGGAACTTCGGAATGTCAGCCATCTCCGGGATCAGTTCCTTGGCAATGCTCCCCATCGGGATCTGCGAGTCGATGTCCCAGACCCGTGCGTTCTGGGGAACGAACTGGATATCTGAGAACGATCGTTTAAACAACGGTATCAGGCGAGCGTCCATCAGGACGGTCAGTTCCGGGACGAGAGTCTTGAGGTGTCGTAGCAGTGAGCAGTAGAGGATCTGATCGCCCACCCCTTGTTCCGACCAGACGAGTAGATCCTTGTAGCCTTTCCCCAATTCCCACTGCGGCTTGTTGGTCTTCAGGCGCGGGCTGTCGAACTTCTTCGATTCCCATCGGTAGTCGAACGTCTTCCATCCTTCGGGGAAGTTTCGCTTCTGAAGGTTCATGAGAGCCATCGTCCATGGGATATCCATGTTCGCGGGGTCCATGGCTTGGGCTTTGTTGAAGTCTTCGGTGGCAAGATCCCACCGCTTCATCTCCCAATGACTGCGGCCCCGTTGAATCAGGGCTTGGACCATGGCGTTATAGAGTTCGGCTATCTTGTCGAACTCTTTGATGGCCTCATCGAACTTGTCTTCGTTCGAAAGGTTGACGCCGATCTGCAAAGTCTTGATGAGTTCGTCTTTCACCAGTAGTCCCTGCTGTTGAACCCGCCCCCGCCCCGACTGGATCTCCAGTTCGGGGAAGGGACGTGTCTCCATTCCCAGTTGCGAAATCTATTCATTCTCTGAATCAATCCTCGCAACCACCGGATCATCAGACTTTCTCCAGTGCCTTGATGATTGTCTTGAGGGAGGCAATGAGGTCTGAGACATTGGCCCTCTTCACCTTAACGTCTCGTTTAACCGCAGGCTTTGCACCGTAGGTTTTCGAGACGATGTAGACCAACTGTGGCGAGACCTTCAACTTCTTGACGATCTCCTTGCTCGACAAACCTTTCTTGAGCAAGTCGCGAATCATCGATGACTTGGTAACTTTCATAGTTCCTCCTGTTAGAACGGCACTTCTTCGCTGCTCTGCTTCTTGTAATCCACATAGACCTGAGCGGCGACGGACATGAACTCGTTACCCGCCTTGGACTTCTTCTTCCAGACGGAGAGGGACATCTTCGGTTCCTCGCCTGCCTTCGCCTTCTCAACCAACTCCTTGAGCAAAGCCTTGCTCAGGGTCAGTTCGCCACGGAAATCGGGGTGGTTCGGGGAGTTCTTCCTGTTGTTGATGAAGAGTGCGCCCTGCGTGATGTCACGATTCTGATACTCAGCCATTGTTGTTTCCTCCAAGTTTTGCCTTCAACTCAATAAATCCCTTCTTCAACACCTCGTATTGAGCGGGGTAGTTGCTGTCGAGGATATCGATAACCTGTTTGTTCTCCTTCCAGAAAGACTTGAGTCCTGCCTCATCCGCGCAGAACTTGTTGGCGAACTCCATGAGTTTCCCAACAACCTCCGCAGCGCCTTCCTCTGTCGGGATATCGTTCGGACCCTGCTTCGTCGGGGTCACCTTCTTCACCTTCGGTGGCGGCTCGTTGAGGGCGGTGATCTCCTCGTTGCTCAGAACCGGAGCGGACTCCTGTTCCGTGGACGGGACATCCTCTCCGGCATAAATGTAATGCCCGAGTCCAAACATCGCGAGGCACTTCACCAAGCAGCGCATCTTCGTGTCGCTGATCTTTCGTGCATCAGGATTCTTGATGGCGTTGTTGCGGTGGTCCATGACCGGGAGCCACATCATCCGGTGGCACTGGCCGATCATGATGTCGCAGTGAACCGTCACCGTCCCATCAGGATGCAACTCAGAGTGTGCAAACGAATACTCAGCCTGCGGGTATTGCTGCATGAGAACACCCCATGCCCATGCCCAACTGAGATAGGACAATCCGTTCTTCTTTTCAACATGCTTTGAGACATCGATCTTGGACAGGGTCGTCCAGATCTCTGCATAAGTCGGTGCAGATACTTCAGTCATAACATCTCCTGTTAGTTTGTTACGAGTTTACAAGTTATTTGATGGCGGTCAAGAGTCTTGAGCCAAAGTTTCAGCAAGTTCGTCGATATATTTTTTGTGTTGTGAACACCATGCGTTTACACGGCACCAGTTAGCCGCACATCGTCCGGGTTCCCCTCGACGGAACTCAACTTCCTGACCATCAAGAAGCGCAGCCTTCGCCTCAGCCTCACTGTCATAGAGTTTGATGGCTCGTTTGTTGCCCTTCTTCTTGACAGCCCAGATCGAAGGCTTCTCCCATCGCTCTTCCTTCGAACACTCAGGGAGTTCCGCTCCAGTCAGTCTCTGGAACTCAGCCGATTGGTGCAACGCAACGCGATCTTCCAAGTACTGATCCTGTACCGGCTCATCCCACATTGGGATATCGATCTCGACGATGGGTGCCTTCGGGTAGTCTTGCTTCTGCTCTGCATCGCGGCGGTTCCAGTCACGGAGGATAGCCACCACCTTCAATGCCTTGACCTTCTTGCTCTTCGCACGTCGGACAAGGGATGCGTAGCAGTTCAACTGCGTCTCCCATCCTTCCTTCCCAAGGATCACAGACCAGACACTGGTCGTCTTGTAGTCGAGGATGGTGATGCCGTCTTCTTCGACGCGCTGTACGTCAATCGCACCGGAGATGACCCAGCCATCGATCTCAGTGAAGAGTCGCTCTTCAGTAATGTGCTTATCATCGCCGGTCTCTTCGAACATCTTATGTGCGGCAGAGCCTAGTACTGCCCACATCTTCTCGCTCACATCCTCTTCCATGTTCTCCCAGTTCTCCTGACGGAGAATACGAACACGGGGTGAGTCGATGAGTTGAGTGATGGATCGATTGCTTTCGCCCTTGCTGTATTCGCTACGGGTCAACGCACGAACGACGGTGTTGGGCAAGCCATGCTTGTTTGTAAGTTTCATGCTCTCTCCTGTTAGACGCGCCAGACTCTCAGTCCCTTCTTATCTTTACTAGAACTGAACTTGAACTTCGGGTTCTTTTGAGTGAACCTATTCAGCCTTACTCGCAGTGAGTGCAGGATGCGTGACAACTCTGCATCATCTGCATCGATCTCAATGACAAAACTATCACCGACATTCATCTCAGCGAGTGGCAATGGCCCGATACGAAATCGCTTTGCGATTCGATCAGGCAGTGGAACATTTCTGTCTATCTTCATGAGTTCCTCCAATTGAAACAGGTGACTATGTGAACATATTAATAGATAACAAGTCAACAGGATTACCGATTGTTGAGTTTATTGTTTTAGGGGAACCTGCGAGCAAAGCAAACAGCAGGCAACTGGTGCATTTAAACGGACGACCCGCATTCATCAAGTCAGCGAAGGCTCGTGCGTATCTGAAAGACTTTCAGTGGCAGTGTCCGAAACTGAATCCGCTGATCACGGGAGACGTTGCCGTACATCTACGGATCTTCTACGCATCACGCAGACCTGACTTGGATGAGTCAGTGATACTGGATGCAATGCAAGGGAACATCTACGAGAACGATAGACAGGTGAAAGAGAAGCATGTCTATCACGGACTCGACAAAGAGAATCCGCGTACAGAGATTGTGATCACGAGAACAAGTGATGCATGGAATCAATACTGGAATAAAAAAGCCCCGAAAGATTTCTCCTCCGGGGCTTGACCGTCAAAGGGGCGAGACGGTAGTCTTGAGTTGCGAATCAAAAGACGTGGGCAGATCCTATCTGGATCTTCGCCTCAAGGCAATCCCCCGTCCTTGGTCGCCGGTCCGGCGAGCCGTAAGTGAGTGCAGGGGGAACATCCTGCCCGCCCCAAAGTGCCTAGGTAAATCCATGCTCTGTCTACCCCTGACAACATGGTGGGTGGCTACGGCCAAACCGGTCTGGACTTGTGCGAGTAGGGCATGGAGTAATCCCCCTGAAAGCAGTTCCAGAGTCATGCTGAGATGCATGGCGCACTGAGTACGGACAAGCCGGGTTAGCCCGGCCACCCGGAAAAGGGGGGAGTTGCGAGAACAGGAGACAGAATGAATCTAGAAGAAGTCTTACAGCACCAACTGGAGAGTGGGCGAATACACTGCCCAATCTGCTCAGAAGGTCGCAAGAAATCCCATGAGAAGACCATGGGAGTCACCGTTGAATTCGACAGGCTTGTCTACCAATGCTTCCACTGCGGAGTCCGTGGTGCAGTCAGAAAGGAAAAACTTATGCAGCCCACACAACCTTACGTTCAACCGATCAGCAAACCCCCAAAGCCTGTCGATCCACCGACAGAGCATGTCCCCGATATCGTCACAGAGTTTCTGGTTAAACGCGGTATCCATCCGGCCATTGCTACCCAGTTCCCCTTGGTCGGTTCCGAGAAGTACTTCGCAGGGGTAGGGAAGACTCCCGCCATCGGATTCGTTTACGGAGATCCGAAGCATCCCGAAGCGATCAAGTGGCGAAGCACGGGCGAGAAGGAGTTCACTCAGCAGGGTGCAGCACGTTCGTTCTTCGGTTTAAACCAGTTACCTCAGGGCCTGAAGGAATTGGTGATCTGCGAAGGGGAGATGGATGTCCTCGCCTTGGCAGCGGCGGGTATCCCTGCGGTGTCAGTCCCGAATGGTGCGCCCGCGAAGGTCTCAGATGGCAAGGTCGATCCGAAGATGGATGGGCGGTTCTCGTATGTCTGGGAAGCCCGGAAGTTGATTGAGTCCGTCGAGCGGGTGGTGTTCTTCCCCGACAACGACGAACCCGGTCAGGCCCTCGTCGAGGAACTGGCACGTCGCATCGGACGGGCGAAGTGTTGGGTGGCCTCACTCCCTGCCAAGGATGCGAACGAAACCCTCCAGAAGTTCGGCAGTGACGCCTTGCGAGAGGCTTTAGCAGCCTCCAAACCCCTCCCACTGGAGGGCGTGTACCTACCAGAGGATTTCGAGGCTCAGATCGTCTCTCTGTACGACTCCGGGGTGGTTAAGGGTGCAAGCACGGGACTTGTGACCCTCGACTGCCTCTACACCATCCTCCCCGGTCAGTTATCGGTGGTGACAGGGCTACCGGGATCAGGGAAGAGCGAATTGATTGACCAAATATGCGTCAATATTGCCATGCAAAAGGGATGGCGATTCGCGGTGGCGAGTTTCGAGAACCCACCGCACATGCACATTGCGAAGTTGGCTGAGAAGGTCATCGGAAAGCCCTTCTTCGGGGACGATAGGATGTCGAGCGATGAGAGGGACTACGCACTCGCCTTCCTCAATCAGCACTTCGTGTTTCTCCAGAGCCATGACGGTGCGCCCAGTACGGTTCAGTCGATCATCGATAGAACCAAGCAAGCGGTCATGAGGATGGGCGTTCGGGGTCTGATCATCGACCCCTACAACTACCTTGAGATGCCGGGCGACTCAGAACACCAAGCGATCAGCAAGATGCTGACTGACATCGTCCTATTCTGTAAGTCCCATGAACTGCATGTCTGGTTCGTCGCCCATCCTGCCAAGCACATCCCAGATGATGGGGTTCCGAAGGGGCAGCACATCAGTGGCAGCGCGGCATGGTTCGCGAAGGCGGACATGGGTGTGACCGTAGGTCGTTCGGGGAACCAGACCAAGGTGCATGTCTGGAAGAGCCGGTTTAAATGGGTCGGAGCGATTGGTGATGTCGAACTGAACTATGACCTACCGACAGGTCGGTACTCAGACAAGGTCTACATTCCGCAGGCTGAGGAATGGCCGGATCTGTAAACGAAAAAACCCCGACACCCATGACAGGTGCCGGGGTTCTCTCAGGCTTTCAAGTAATTCGCTGCCCAGTCAATGCATTCTTGTCGAGAACCTTTCCAGTATTTAAACAGTTCCCCGTTGGTGAATGCGACCCATCGATCTTTCCAGATCCGACCCGGACATGGGAACACCCAGACCATGGGGTTCCCGTCCGAATCGTTGAAGGTCAATGCCTCGGGATGGGCTTGCCCAGTTTCTCCATCATGATCCGTGATACATAGGCCGCGATTGACGCGCATCGTTCTGCCTCCTCTGGGTCGTCACTCTCCATCGCATGATGGGCTAGGTGGGATGTGAACTCTGCGATCAAGGCAATGACATGTACGTCCTTGAACTCCATGCGTTCGATGCACTCCGGTCGAATATCAAACGCAATGCCGCCATGCATTTCATACGCTTCGATCACACAAGAGAGGTCGATGTTCTCCCGGTGGTAGTGCGACTCGGGATAGATCTCTCCGTCCATCGGATTCAAAAACATTCTTTCGCTCATGTTTAAACTCCTAGAACATGTCTGCGGTGAGGTCTTCTTCGGGATGATCGCGCTCCCATTTCTGTGGGTTGATCGTCCGCTGTATGTCATCCAATCGTGCGTTGATCTGCGCCTGTCCCAGAAGAATCTTCTGGAGCAGGAAGTTGATGCCGCGCAGTTCTTGATTGGTCGCTGCGCCCATCGTTGCCATGCGGATCTGCTGATCGAGCATATCAATATCAGACTCGTTCATTGCGACGTGCCTCCAGTCTAGCGGTTTGCAGTTCGAAGAACTTGCGGGTGATGTCATCCGCGAGTTTGTTGGTGCGGGACGTATGCTGCTTGCGTAGCAAGTCGAAGGCGTTGACCTCGCGTTCCAACTCAGCCTTCAACATGCGGTACTCCGCATCCAATTGCTCGACGTAGGGATCAGTCATGTTCGATCTCCCGTGTTGCCAAAAGGTAAGCGGCGACAAACATCACAGTCGCCAACCAAATGCGCGGCAGGACAAACCAAAAGAATTCCCAAGTCATGCGGCCTCCATCTGCTGAAGTTGATGCTCGTATGCCCAGTGACCATTGTCCAAGTCATAGACCGGCTCACCGTTCTTCTCGCCCAGATCAATGATCTTCGCAGGGGCAGGGGCATTGCGTCCCCAACCGCCACGCCATATCACCTGATCACCGATATTGAACTTGTAGTTCATGCTGCACCTCGCTCGTAGTTGAGTTCGACCTCACGCTCTGCTGCGGCATCCTGTGCTGCTGCATCCAGAGACTCCCAAAGGTCGAGGAAGAATCGTGCATCCGCTAGGCGATCAAATTTACGCGCCTCTTTTTCTTTTGAGTGCGCGGCAGTCATCATGAATTCGATCTGCTGTTGGGTCAGAAGCACTGGGATTTTCTTGTTCATGTCGTTCTCCTGCTTTGGTGTTTCAAAGTATAGTTGTTTAGATGTTACTTGTCAAAGGGTCAGGCGGCAGATGCCGCCCTCTCCCAGAGTGAGTTGACCTGAGCGATAGCGTTGTCGCGGTCGCTGTAAGTCACCCGGTCAGTGCCGATGGCGCGGATGTTCATGTCGCTGCTCTTCAGTGCGTCATCGAAGTGTCCGCATCGACCGTACCCGCTCAAGTAGTACGGGCAGAGGCATTCGATCACCCGAAACATGGCCCGGCGGAGCATCGATGGGTGAGCGAGAGCAAACCCGATCCGATCCATGTCCACCGGTTCCTCAGGGCGTTTAACCGTGACGGATGCGATGATGCGATCCTTGCCGCGACCCTCGACGTGGCAGAAGGCGACGAGTTCGACGCGCTGACCCGCGCCTTGGATCTTGTCGATCAGAGCGATGACTGCCGCACCGCGATTGATGATGTCCTGTGCATCCACCCATGCACTGCACACCACGTTCACCGCGATGCGAACGATGGGTTTCGCATTCGATGCGCCATCGTCCTGCGGGACGAACATGTTCTCCGGAACCCCTGCGGCGTAGCCGGGGATGCAGGGGAAGGCACCGACAGGGGCGTATTCCCATGTCGGCCCGGCCTCGAAGGTCACCTTCACACTCGCGGACTCGACGGCCTCAGTGGTCGTGGGGCATCCATGCTCTGCGAGTTCGAGGCAGTGTTCCCATGAGCGGCTGCGGCTGAACTCGTAGTCGCGTTCCTCTGACGCGCAAACCCCCTGCCAGTCGGGCAGGACAGGCTTGTTCTTGAGGTCATGCATGAACTCATCCCATGAGTCTGCGTTGTAGTTGTAGTCGGTCATGCTGCGTTGCTCCATTCTTGAAACTGACGGGGCAGAGACTCAGACACCTTGGCGCGGTCGGCTGCTGTCATCGACTTCCAGAGCAGCGACTCCGCAACCTTGTCTCGCGAGAGACCGGCGCTGAGTAACTTGCCGCCCTTGATCGATGCGCGGGGCGATACGACGTGGCGAATCTTGTGTGCGCGAACCGCACGTCGAAACGCCTGTACATATCGCGTCCACTCGTCGTTGGAACTGATCGCGAGTTCCAGTTTCTCGTCGTAGTCCATGGTGACGTACATGAACCGGTCGAGGAACGCTGCGTCCAATTGGTTCCGTCCGACGTACTGGGCATCCGCGCCGTTGCCGAAGGTGTTCGCAGCGGCGATCACTACGAAGTCCGCATGACGTTTAACCGTGCCATGCGGGAACGCAGCGATCTCGTTGGCGAGGATGGCATTGAAGGCGAGAAGCGCCTGTGCGGATGAGGCATCGACCTCATCGAACAGGAACACCCCGCCGTTCACATAGGCGCGGTACAAATCGGTCTCCATGTACTTGCCTTCGGGGTTGATGAAACCCTGCAACTGGTACGCCATGCCGACAGCGCCCGTGCTGTAGAACGTCAAGCCCAGAGCCTCAGCGGCTTGGGTCGCGATGGTGGTCTTGCCGGAACCCGCAGGGCCGACAAGGTACACGTTCTCGCGAACGGACAGGGCGGCAAGCACGTCCGCGAAGACCGGGTGACGATGCGCGTTCGGCAGCGTCTTGATCTCCGCGCCCTGCTTGATCTCGATGCGAATCGGGCGGTGCTGCTCGATGGCAGCGACGGCAGCGGCGACGGCATCTTTGCGGATCGATTCGATCACGTCCGCAGAGAGTTCCGCACGGGGAACCGGGGCCGGATCGACCCCGTTCCAGATGCTGATCAGCACGTCATCCGGCGAGTTGGGCGACTTGCCCTGCCGGACGGCATGCATTTTGAGGTAGGCGCGGTCGCTGTCAGACAGCGGCAGCGAGAAGTTGCGCTTTTCCATGATTAACCCTCCACCTTGAGTGAGCCGACAGAGATGCAAACCGGACACGGTGACGCAGCGTGTAAACGGTTGCCTTGCAGGGCAGAGACACGAGCCGTCCACCCGCAGTCGTTGCACTGCAACTTGAGCAGTCGCGTCCCCTGCTTCTTACGGGCATTCGGGTCAACCTTCGCGTGAGGGTACGCACCCAGTTGATCGACGATGCGCTCCAACTTGCCGCGCAGTTCGACACCTGCAACCGTCGCGGTCATCGGGCCTTGCAGACCAATGGCGCGGCAGACACGGGCGAACTCGCCGCGATGTCCGCACTGAATCCCCGACCAGACATGGGCGAGTTCATGGGCCTCAACCGCGATGACATCGACGGGCTTGTCAAGGATCGGGTTGATGAAAACCTCGAAAGTGCCATCGGCGCTGATCGACGGGTCGAAGGCTTGGCCGAGCGTCACCTTGCCGGTGCGGCTACCGCGATAGCCAATGGGGAATCCACAAGCGACCCGATACTTGCGCTGCTCCCATGACACCGGATCGATACCGGCGAGGGGGAAAATTTCGTGCTGTAGCATGACTGCTGCGGCTGCAAGCCATGATTCGCGTTCGTTGAATTTGATCATGATCCTGTTCTCCATGTTGGTATGTTGCGAAGTATAAACGCTGCTTTGTGTAGCAGTCAACTTGTGTAAACGGTGACGGTCTCGTCAGTGGCAGCGTGACTGCCAGACCGCCTCGCGGCGGTTTCGACCTGTTAGTCTTCGAACACAATCCGAAATCGCACGTTTTTCTGCGTGTCGATCACGGTGTAGCGGTTTGGCGTTAACAGGAACGCCTCCATGTTTTCCATGAGGAAGTCGAGGTCAGCGTAGACCGCGACTAGCGCGTCCTCGCCGTCCTTCTGGGTGACCACTGCATATCGATAGCCTTCTGGAATGTTCATGCGCCCTCCACTTTGCTCAGAATGTCGAGAATCCTGCGTTCGACCTTGTCTGCGTCGAATTGGTCGGCATCGGGGTTGTCGAGCAGTGCCACGACATCACGCAGCAGGGCGTACATGTCGGGTGCGGCTGCGATCAGACGAGCGTTTGCTTTGATCGTTGGCGCGTTCCAACCGGTCTCGCGGGTGCCATCTATGGACGCAACCCGGACGTACCAAGTCGCGATTCCGTTATCGAACTCTGGGGCAGCGATTTCGTTCCCGTTGGCGATCCAAGGGCCGGGGGTATGCTTGATCATGACTGTGTCTCCTGTGCGAGGTGTTCGCGCCATTCCCTCTGTTCCTTGATGGCCTGCTCGATGTAGGGTCGAAGGTTGTGCAGGTGGATCAGCGCGTAGACGAGACGTCTAGCGTGGCGACTGCGGGTTGAGGTTTTGACCCTCTGAATGTACGCGGCGGCAGTCTCCCTATCCCCGCGCTCGATTGCGTAGACGGCGTAGGTGATGTTGTTGATGTCTTCGGAAAGCATGATTTTCTCCTGCGTTTAGACGGTCTCATCAGCACCCGCATCACGGGTGGACGCCTCACGGCGTTTCGACCTGTTAGGCCACCTTGGGGTAGGAACGCGCCAGACGTTCCTTTTTGTCGGCCTTGCGATAGGCGGCGAAGGTCAGTCGCGACAGTGAAGAATTCCGGAGGTACTTGTCCCAAGCATCGTTCTGGGCCGGTGAAAGGGACGGAAGGTCTTCGTACACCTTGAGCAGCCGGGCGCTCTCGTTGTCCAAAGCAACGCAAATTCGCAGAAGTTGATCGGCGTCGAGTTCGATTCGCATTGTCGTGTTCTCCAGTGGTGGTTGAATTCGGTCTCATCAGGCAGCGCGTTACGCTGCGACCGGCTCACGCCGGTTTCGACCTGTCACCATGGTTGGCCTGTCCCATCCACTTCCCAAACATCGTAAATGTGAATGCGGCCCTTGCTGTTTTTGCGGTCGCAATCGGATTGCGCTTCGGACTTGCTGCGATAGATACCGCTCACGCGACTGCCGTCTATCATGTTGAAAATGGCGTACATCACTTGCCCCCCTTCTTGGCCGGAACCCATACCGGCACGGCATCGAACGGGTGCAGTTCCCAGTGGCCCTGCTTGGATGATTTGACTGCTTGCTTGAATGACTTGCTCATGGTGTTCTCCATGGTTGGTTGGTCTCATCAGGCAGCGCGTTACGCTGCGACGGCCTCGCGACCGTTTCGACCTAGTTGATGTTGAGCGTCCCATCGATGTACCCGACAGGCTTGATCGAATCCCAGTGACGCTCCGCCAGTTCCATTGCGTGATCAGCATCGTCGGTCTCGAAATCCATGCGTATCGTCACCTCTTTCGCATCAGGCCCGGCAGGGGCATCGACCTTGACCCAGAAGGCGTATGTGACCGTGATTGCCATGTTCGTTCTCCAGTTGTTGGTGACTCAGTGCAGCGTCCTCCGCGAGGGCGCTCTACTCAGTCGAAGGTTTTTCCGGTTCGTTGGGCATCGTCAGACTTTCGGGCGGCTGCTGTACTTGCAGGTCATTGCCTTCAACCCTACGGCTTCACCGATGCTTTATGCCGGGTTCCCCTTTCGGGAACCGCCGGGCTGCTTGCGCTCATCCGGCACCAGAACCTTTGTTTTTCACCTAGCGGCTTGGCCTGTCTGGGGGGCCAGTGGTGCGTATCATCTTGATAACAGGGTCACTCGTCAACAGGTTAAACGATAAATTTATCAGCCTGTAGGCTAAGTCATTGATTATCGGTCGAATTTAGTTGCGTCTAAACATGGCCGAAAGTAGGATTCGGTGAGTCGGTCATGCAATCAGCATGGTCAAAGATTAGCAAATGCACTAGTAAACAAGGGTTAAACGCACAATGGCAGGTATCACCGACGAATACGGACTCACCGCAAAACAGCGTAAATTCGCGGAAAACGTGGTGAATGGCATGGGTATCGCTGAGGCGTATCGCAATTCGTATGACGCAGAGGCTATGAAACCGGCGTCAGTGCAGCGCAGGGCTGCGGAGTTGATGGTGGACGGCAAGGTTAGGGCATGCATGGAGGCGCTAGCGGTGGAGAAGAGGCGTTTGAGCGAGGTCAGCACGGTCTCTGACCGCGACAACCTCATACGCCTACTACGCCAATGGTCTAACGGCGAGGCTCCCGCAACGCAGACGCAACTACGGGCGGCTGAACTACTGGGCAAGGCCTGCGGCTTGTATCGCGACGTGGTCGAGGATCACCGCGAACGTCCTGCCGCATTGGTAGCGGCTGACCTTGAGCGCCGCCTGTCGTCACTGCTTGCGGTGCAGCGTGTAAACGCAGATGAGACTGGCAACGATACCGACAATGTCGCCGGGTGCGGCCCGTCGCCATCGTCGGACGCCGGGTGCGGCCCGGCTGGTTCCGGGGTCGAGTCGCTGCAATAGAGCGCACACGCCTGCGCGGTAGATAACGCGCACCCGCGGGGGTTAAACGCGGGCGCATGCGCGGTCTAAACGCGCACCCGCACCCCCCCGTGCGCGTTCGGGTACCTGCGCGTACCCATACATACGATTTTCCTCAAACGATTCCCCTACTTTCCCCTACTGTTGCGTCTAAACAACAGACGGGGTATAGGGGTTAAGTTCCGTTGTGAGCGGTTGTAGTGTTTCAGGTTCCGGTAGGATTTTGTTGTAGAGTGTCAGCGAGGTTGTAGAAATTTTTTTTGCAAAAATTTTGACAATCTCTATTGACTTTCCTTCCGGATTGTGATACAATCGGTATTGTATTGAAAGTTTAGCGAGAAACTAGGTTTAAATATAACACTAAATTCGCTGTAAGGGTGTAGTTTCTCAAGAATTTTGCCTTCGGCTTTTAAGAATAAGAGGTAAGAAGGCAACAAACACCTAGTTTCGAGCGAAATAATGACGAGACAGGCGATGTGTCGAGGTGTATACACCACTCAATCGCCGTGGGAGGCTCAGAGTAAGAGATAGAAGTTGGGATTGTGATGAAACGGGGGCTATTGTCCCTGCATTTTGAGGTTCCCATCAGTGCAACTAACAGTTGAAAACCTGCCTAAAATCATGGCGTTAGTGCAAAACCTGCCTAATGACCAGCAAAAGGAATGGTTAGGGCTGTTGGAGGAATGGGAAAGGGCGAAATCCAAGGAATTGGCTCAAGAGAAGTTCATTCCTTTCGTGCAGAAGGTGTGGCCGGGGTTCATTTCAGGCCGTCATCACAAGATTATGGGTGAGAAGTTTGAGGAAATTGCCGAAGGCAAACTCAAACGGCTGATCATCTGCATGCCGCCCCGGCATACCAAGTCAGAATTCGGGTCTTTTCTGTTCCCGGCGTGGTTTCTAGGCAAGTTCCCCCACAAAAAGGTCATCCAAGCCTCTCACACAGCGGAACTATCGGTCGGATTTGGTCGAAAAGTGCGTAACTTGGTCGAT